GAGGACGAAGAGTACCAGGCTTATATTCAAGATAATAATGGAGCTGATCTAGGACGCTCTATCACCTGTGGGTATTAAAAGATATGAACCTAAAAGACAAGTTTAATATTACAGACCTCGTGTACGAGGCCAACATTGCTACTCTGCTATGCAAAGCAGACTTGGAAACAATTGGCTCTCAGGTTGTCAAGGACTTTGACAATGACCTTACCTCCCGTAGTAGTTGGGAGAAGCGTACAGAAACTTCCCTTAAGCTTGCTCTTCAAGTTGCAGAGACCAAGAACTTCCCTTGGCCTAATGCTAGTAACGTTAAGTTTCCTCTTATCACTATTGCTGCACTACAATACCATGCTCGTAGTTACCCAGTCTTAGTTGATAGTGACCTGCCAGTTAAATGCCGTGTTGTTGGGGACGACAAAGACGGATTACGTGCTTTACGTGCTACTCGTGTTGAACAACACATGTCTTACCAACTTCTTGAGGAAGATGAAGATTGGGAATCAGAAATGGACAAGGTTCTTATTACTCAACCTATTATTGGTTGTGCTTTTAAGAAGACCTACTACGATCCAATTCGTAAACACAACATTTCTGAAAACGTCTTAGCCAAAGATCTAGTAGTTAACTACTGGACTAAGAGTCTTGAAACAGCTAGCCGAGTTACCCACATTCTTCAAATGAGTAAGAATGAAATCTATGAGCGTGTTGCTCGTGGATTATGGTTAGATATATCCGAAGGTCGTCAACAACAGTACTCGTCTGTTGCTATGGGCAACCCATTACAAAATGCTCAAGACAAAGCTCAAGGTATGCAACCTCCTGAGCCAAATGACTCTAGCACTCCAATTGAAATCTTAGAACATCATTGCCACATTGACTTTGATGACGATGGTTATGCTGAGCCGTACATTGTGTATGTGCGTAGAGACAATAAACAAGTTGCTCGTATTGTTGCTAGATACAGCAAAGGAGATGTTGAACGTAATAAGAATGATGTGATTCTTAGTATTAAAGCTGAGCAATACTTTACTAAGTATCCTTTTGTTCCTTCTCCTGATGGCGGTTTTTACGATTTAGGCTTTGGAGTTTTACTTGGACCACTCAACGAATCAATCAACACCATCATTAACCAACTGGTTGACGCTGGCACTATGGCTAACACTGCTGGTGGATTTCTTAGCCGTGGCATTAAGCTTCGTGGTGGCAACTACTCCTTCAACCCAATGGAGTGGAAGCATGTAGACACCACTGGGGATGATTTGCGTAAAGGCATTGTTCCTCTTCCAGTTCGTGAGCCTTCTCAAGTTATGTTTACTTTGTTAAATCTGTTGATTAACTATGGTGAACGTATTGGTGGTTCTGTAGACATTTTGTCTGGTCAAAACCCAGGACAGAATACTCCTGCTGAAACTACCCGTACTATGGCTGAGCAGGGTATGAAGATCTTTAATGGCATTTTCAAACGTACTCACCGCAGTCTTAAACAAGAGTTTCGCAAGCTGTACCGCCTTAACCAAATCTTTGTTACAGAAAACACTCCTTACGTATCTAACGCTAAAGGCACTGGTCTTGTGTTGGCTACTGACTATGAGGGTCCTGTAACTGATGTGATGCCTACTGCTGATCCAAGCATTACATCTGATGCTCAACGTTTGAGTCAAGCTATGGCTATTGCTGGTCGTGTAGCTGCAACTCCTGGTTTGTACAACCGTTATGAAGCTGAACATGCTTTCTTGAAAGCAATTAAAGTTGGAAACATTGACAAGATATTGCCTGACCCCAAAGGTCCTAATGCAGTACCTCCACCTGTTAATCCCAAAGTTCAGATTGAACAACTCAGACAACAAGCTAAACAAGCTTCTGATCAATTAGAAATGAAGATAGCTTTGTTGAAGTTAATGAGTGAAGCCGAATTAAACCAAGCTCACATTCAAAAGTTAGAAGCCGAAGCAGAAGCAATCAAGATTGGCATTGCTACTGAAGGCGAGAAAATGCGTATCCAAGAAATTAATACCCAAATTGCTTTGCAACGTGAACGGCGTGAAGGTGTCCTAAGTGCTATTAAGACTATGAACACTGTGTACGACAGAATGATGCAAGGACAACCAGAGCAGCAAACCCAAGAGCAACCACAAATGCCTCAACAAGGAATGCCGCAACTACCCATGTAACTAAGGAGAAAGAATGGAGCCAGTAAGCCCTAGTAACTTTGATGAATGGAAACATCACCCAGTTACTAAACGTTTGATGAAGTCTTTATCAAACGACAGAGAAGCAATGAAAGAAGGTTTAATCAATAGCTCATTTGACGATGAGGCTGAAGTTAAAGGTAGGTGTCGAGCAATCGCAATTATCCTTAACCTTGAGTACGAAGACTTGTTTGAATCTGTTCAAAAGAAAGAACCTAGCTATGAGTAATGTGTCAGGAATAAACCCCGTTGGTTGGCGAATCTTGGTTAAACCCCAAGAAATCAAAGAGACATCTGAAAGCGGTATTGTTATTACCAGTGGTAGTTACAAGAACCGAGAACAGATGGCTAATACCACTGGAGTAGTTGTTGCTATGGGCAATGACTGCTTTGCCGATGAACCTGCACCTTGGTGCAAAATTGGGGACAAGATTATTTTTGCTAAGTATGCTGGTCTGCTTTATCTTGGTAGAGATGGAAGCGAGTACCGAATGATCAACGACAAAGACGTTACAGGCACTTTGGATGCTGACGTAGACCTAGTTGATCCGTACCTAGCCAAAGTTTAATTGACACACCTTAAAAAACAGGAGTAAGATATGAGCGAAGAAAATGTTACTAGTAACGAGGTTGCCCCAGAAGTTGTTCGGGAAGCTGAGTCTCAAGGTTGGGTTCCAAAAGAACGCTTCCGAGGAAACGAGTCTGACTGGGTTGATGCTGAGATTTTTGTAAAGCGTGGTCGTGAGATTCTCCCTATTCTGCGTAAGAATAATGAGAACTTAATGAAAGACCTAAACGCTACAAAAGAACAGCTAAAGGAATTTCGGGAAGCCGCAGAAGAGTTTAAGAAGTTTCAAAGAGAGTCCTACGAGCGTAAAGCTCAAGAATACGAACAGCGTATTCAAAATATTAAAGAAAGCCGTGCTCAAGCTATTAGCGATGGGGACGGACAGAAAGTCAACGCCCTAGATGATGCGCTAGATCAGGCAAAAGACGAACTCAAAGAAGCTAAGCAAGCTGTTAAAGATGCAAACAAAGCTCCTGCTGAACCAGAACCAAGCCCTACCAACACTGTTGAACCTGGGTTACAAGTGTGGTTAGATCGCAACACATGGTTTGGTGAAGACAGGCGTATGACTGCTCTTGCTAACGGTATTGGCGAAAGTCTTCGTATAGAGTTTCCTTCCCTTAAAGGCGAACAATTTCTAGAAAAGCTTGATGAAGTGTTAGCAGAAGAATTCCCTACTAAGTTTGGTAAAAAACAAAGTTCTGCAAGTCGAGTGGAGTCTGGGTCAGGTCGTACAGGCCGCAGTAGCGGTAACGCTCAAACCTATGACAATCTACCCTCTGAAGCAAAAGCAGCTTGTGATCGGTTTGTTAAGCAAAAGCTTATGACCCGTGAACAATATGTAGCTGATTTTGACTGGAATTAATTCTTAACTTAAACTTAAAAAGGGAGTACATTATGCCAAGAGCACTGAACGAGTTTGAAAAACGTGATCGTCTTATTGAGAAAGCAGCAGAACGGGAAGCAGTAGCTACTGCACCTGTTCCAGCAGTAGACGGTACAACTCGAAAAAAACGTAACGTATTTAACGGTACAGAAGCAAAGATTAGTGTCCAAACACAGATACCTGGATACCACCTACATGTGTTTACAGATGCAGGTGGACGCATACAAGCAGCTATGGATAGTGGCTACGAGTTTGTAAGTCCTGACGAAGTGGGCGGCGTGAGTGAGAATGTGGTTAGCCGTAATGGTGACCTTGGAGAAAGAATTAGGTTTCTCGTAAACCCTCGTGCAGAAGGCACTGAGCAATACGGCTATCTAATGAAGATTCGGCAAGAATGGTTTGAGGAAGATCAAGCTGAACTTCAAAACAAAAACAATCTTATTGACGCTGCTGTTCGTAAGGGCAAGATCACTGGAAACAATCCATCGTTCTATACCCCTAGGGATGGAATCAAAGTTACCTCTTAAATGTTTTTAAAGGAGTCTTAAATGGCTAACGTAAATAAAGCCAACGGGTTCAGCCCTGTTGGTAACTTGCTAGGTGGCAAGTGGAATGAGCAGGGTCGGCTGTACGCTATCCCTACTTCTGACACTACCAATAGCTATGCAATTGGTGATTGTGTAATGTCTGCTTCTAGTTCGGATGCCAACGGTGTTCGTAACATTCAGAAGTGGGGTGGCGCAACTACTACCTCTGCTTTGCCCTTGGGCATTATCGTAGGCATTCGTGTTGCTGATCCAGGCGTAAGCTTGGTTGGTAACTCTTTGTCTTTAGAAAAGGCATACATTGCTGCTGGTACTCGTACTAGTGTTCGTTATGTATACGTTGTGGATGATCCTTTTGTGTTGTTTGAAGCTCAGTTTGATGCAACAGGTGCTACCCAAGCTCAACTGTCTATGAATGCTGCTGTGACTATCTCTGCTGCAAACCAAACGTCTTTGGGTAACAGTTCTCCGTTCTCAGATATGGTCCTCACAGGTCCTGCTGTTACGGCTACTCTGCCAATCCGTTTGTTGGGTGCTGTACAAAAAGGCGACAACCAAGTGACTAGTGCTGCTAGCCCTTATGTCCGTGTTTTGTGCAAGTTTAACTATCACGAATACGGTACTATCGGCTCTGCTTCTGGCACTGTCGTGAACTACCTTGCAGTCTAATAAAGGAGATACATCATGGCTGGCGTAATTACTACCGCATCACATCCCAAAGCACTATGGCCTGGCATTAAAGCTTGGTGGGGTCAAACCTACAATGAGCACCCAGAAGAGTATGTAGACTTGTTTGATAAAGACACTTCTAATATGAACTACGAAGAAGACGTTCAACTGTCTGGCTTCGGTCTGGTTCCTATTAAGTCTGAAGGTCAAGGCACTGCATACGACTCTGAAATCCAAGGCTTCACAACTCGCTATACACACGTTGCTTACGCAATGGGCTATATCGTGACCAAAGAAGAAATGGACGACAACTTGTATGAGCAAGTGTCCAAGAAACGTGCTGCTGCACTGGCAATGTCTTTCCGTCAAACGAAAGAAAACATTGCAGCTAACGTGTACAACCGTGCTTTTAACGGCACATATTTAGGCGGTGATGGCGTATCTCTTTGCGCTACTAACCACCCAAACACTTCAGGTGGTACGTTCTCTAACAAGCCAGCAGTTGATGTTGACTTGTCTGAAGCTTCTTTGGAAGACGCAGTGATCGCAATCATGGGCATTCAAAATGACCGTGGACTGTTGGTTGCTATTCAACCAAACAGTTTGCACATTGCTCGTCAAGAGATCTTTAATGCTCAACGCATTCTGCACTCTAGCTACCAAACAGGTAATGCTAACAATGACATCAACGTCATCAAGTCTGGCAATTACATCCCTGGTGGTTTTAAAGTGAACCACTACTTTACAAGCCCCCATGCTTGGTTTATCCGTAACACCATCCCTGGTGGTACTGGTTTGAAGTACTACGAGCGTCACGCTGTTACGTTTGACCAAGACAATGACTTTGACACTATGAACGTCAAAGCCAAAGGCTACGAGCGTTACAGTTTCGGCTGGTCTGATCCTCGTGCTATCTACGGCTCTAACGGCCCGTAATTGTTACTAGTAACAAGCCCCCTCCCTAAAAAGAGGGGGTTCTTTTTATACACTGGAGTAAATCATGGGATACGAAAAACGTAAAGAGATGGGCATGAAGCCCGACACTAAGGTCGCAGCCAAAGGCGAAGAAAAAAAGATGTCTGCTGCTAAAAAAATGGCTGCTGCAAAAAAGATGATGCCTAAAAAGAAAATGTAATATAGAATGCAATCTTCCAATGACGCCCTTAATTGGGCGTTGTTTTAAACAACGTCAAAGGAAATATCATGTCAAATCCAACCCGCCTCTATAGTGGTCTGTCCACTGCTTATCCTAACGAGCCTTTGTACTCGTATCCTTTCCCCGATCCTTTTCACACTGGAAGTGGTCAATTTGTTGGTAGTTCTACCTACACTAATGATTTCAACACATTGATTGGTACAGACTACACAATAACAGGTGCGTCATCTACTTTTGCTGTAGCTAACGCTGTTGGTGGTCAAGCTGTTCTTACCCCAGGTGGAACTACTACTGCCACTGCTGCTTACAAAGCTGGTACTTTTATACAGTTTGTAGCTGGCTATAGAGCTTGGTTTGTTGTGCGTTTTAAAGTTTCTGCTGTGTCAGGTAACGTAGCTTACTACGCAGGTTTACGTGCAGGTTCTTCTGCTACTGATGGTTTGTGGTTTGCTAAAGCTGCTGCATCAACATCTATTAACTTGGTGTCTACTGTCAACAGCACTGCTACTACATTGGTAACTGGTGTTGCTACTGCTGTTGCAGGTGCTTTTGTAGAAGTAGGTTTTTACTATGACGGTACAGATTTAATCTGTTTCTCTGGTACTAGCTCTACTGATATGGGTCCTAATGCTCGTGTAACAGCTCCTACTATTGGTTCTACTGGTACTACTCTAACTAACGCTTTGTTGAGTCCTGTGTTTCAAATTACCCCTGTGGCAACTGAAACACTGACTACTGACTTTGTTTTAGCTGCCCAAGAACTTGCACGTTAATAGGAGGTAGCTATGGCTAACTCATTCACAACGCAAATCCTTGAAGAAGGTCAACGCAACGCAATTGTTAAACTAACAGCGGTACTTGATACCTCTGACCTAGCTCTAACAACTGCTGTTGCTATGTCTGACATCAATCAAAGTGGCATAGGGTTTACACCTACACAGGTACGCATTGATCACATTGATTATTCAATTAGCGATCAAATAGAAGTACAACTGTTGTGGGATGCTACAACCGATGTCATTATCATGCCCTTAGCTGGTCGTGGTCGTTTGATGTTTTGGAACTTTGGTGGACTAACTAACAATGCTGGTGCTGGTAAGACTGGTGCTATCCTTGTTAAGACTACTGGTTGGACATCTGGTACTCAGGTGTTCTCAGTTATCTTAGAGTTGGTTAAACAAGGTACTAACCTGTAAGGTGTTTAGATGGATTACCAAACCCTTTTAAACATTGGTTTAACGCTTGTATCCTCAGTCATGGGCTGGTTTGCTCGTGAACTGTGGGCTGCTGTCAAAGAACTTAAAAGTGATCTAGCTAAGCTTAGAGAAGATCTCCCTAAAATGTATGTTGCTAAAGACGACTACAAGGATGACATTCGAGAGCTTAAAGACATGATTGGCAAGATCTTTGACAAACTAGACAACAAGTCTGATAAGTCTTAACAATGGCTGAGATAATTGTTCCTAGTAATGCCAAGGAAGCTCAAATCAGTGCTGTCATCACTCGTGCTGATGGCACTGTAGAGCACCTTGGTGTTGTTAGTTACTGGCACAAGAATCCCCTCAAACGTATTTTTTGGAGCATTAAAAAATGGCTACTCTCCTTGTAAATGCTGGCAAAGCAATCGTAACTAACCGCATCAAAGGTAGTGGCACAGAACCTGTGTATGTTGCTTATGGTACTGGTGCTGGTACAACTGCTGCTGCTGACACAACTTTGTTTACTGAGACTGGTACTCGTGTGAGTGGTACTAGCACACAACAAACTACATCCGTAACCAACGATACCTACCAAGTAGTCGGTACTCAAACTGCTGGCGGTACTCTTGCTATTACCAATGCTGGTTTGTTTGATGCTTCTACTTCTGGCAATTTGTTTGTCAAGGGTGACTTCTCAACAATTAACCTGAGTTCTGGTGACTCAATTCAGTTCACCTTTAAGACTCAGTTTAGTTAAACCAGAGTTAGGGACATACTATGTCTCTTAATTCTTTTGCAATTAATGCCGCTGTACTTAACGGTACTAGCGGCACTTCTTATGCTCAAGCAATAACAGTCTCTAGCAGCAGTACTTTTACTTTGGCTAGGGCTGTTGGTATTGTTAGAGCTATTACAAGCATTAGTACAGCAACTAAGCTTGTTTACATTACCAGAACAATAAGCCTTGCATCTACTAGCACAGTAGCTTTGGTAAAAAGCATAGTGAAGAGCTTTTCTTTTTCTTCTAGTTCTACAGCTACTTACAAGCTAACAACAGGTAAGGTGCAGTCTGTAACGTCTACATCTACAGCCAGTATTCTTAAGGCAATGACTAAGTTGGTAACAGCTACAAGTACTTCTACTGCTACTGTTATAAAAGCGTTGGTAAAAACCCTTAGCTTTGCATCTACAAGTACTGTGGTGCTATTAAAGAGCATTCTTAAAACACGCGCTGTTGCCTGTGTTACTTCTGTTTTGTTTATTAAAGTTGTAGGTAAGAAGGTATCTGCATCTGTAAGTAATGCTGTAACATTACTTTATGGGTTTTTCTTTATTAGAGTACTTACTGCATCTGTAACTACAACAAGTACAATGGTTAGACTATTGACTCTTGCTAGAACAATAGCTGCTACGGTTATTTCTGCTGCAACAATACAAAGGGCTAGAGCTAAAATTCTTTTAGCTGTGTCTACTACAAATTCTTACGTCAACACTATCACTGCAAGGTTTGTGTTATTAGTAACAACCGTCTATACTAGCGTTGTAAGTCACTTTTACAAAGTGCTGGCTAATATTGAGGACACCATAATTGTCCCTACCAAGAAAGTTATTGTTCAAGTGTTTGCTAGTTTTAGTGACATACTAGTCAAACCAAAGAAGACCAACATAGTAGTTATAAAACAGGATGATGTAAATGGCTGAATACTTTTCCTACAAGTTTGTTGATGAAATAAAGCCTCTGTCTTTTGACTTTAGTCAAACGTTAGCGGCAGGAGAAACTTTGTCTACAGCTTCCTGTTCTGTAATTGTTATAGACGGTGTTGATGCTAGTCCGTCTGGTGTGTTGTCTGGTGGGTCTACTATTGTAGGCAACAAGGTTTATCAACAAGTTCAAAGTGGTGTAGCTGGTGTTACCTACCGTCTTGTTATGACTGTAACCACTAGTGCTGGAAGCACCCTAGTTGCTCTAGGAGATTTGCCAGTGTATAGTACAACTGAAGTGCAATAATGTCGTACAGATCAAGATGGGACAATGGAAGTTGGAACGTCATCTGTGACGTCTGTGGTCGTCAGTATAAAAACTACGAACTACAAATGCGGTGGGATGGTTTGATGGTTTGTAGTGGGGATTGGGAGATACGACAACCCCAAGATTTTGTACATGGTGTAGCTGACAAACAAGCCCCTCCGTTTACAAGACCAGAACAATCAGATCATTTTATTTTTGGATCAACAAATCAATCAGATTCTGTAGGAGTAACAGAAGCCTATGTTGCAAAGATACATAGTTCTCCTGCTGCACTAAACGGCTCTGCCTTAAATTCTTTGGGTATAAACAAATGAACGAAACAATTAGTTTAGTTGGGGAAGTAGAGCTTAAGCTAAATGACGTTGTTGTCGTTAGGAAGAAGAACATGATTGTTCAAGTGGGAAAGAATTTTTTAACTAATGCTATTCTTAACACTAGCTCTACTCCATTTAACTGCATAGCTATTGGTAGTGGCACTACTGCTGCTGCTCTCACTGATACAACTTTGCAAACAGAAACATTGCGTACTTCGTTTGACTCTGCAACTACAGCTAACAACGTAATTACTTTGGTCAAGAATTACCTACCTGGTGTAGGTACTGGTCCTATTTCTGAAGCAGGTATTTTTAATAACGCTGTCTCTGGTGGAACAATGTTGTCTCATATTGTGTTTACTACAATCGGTAAACAAGATCAAGACAGACTGTTGTTCACTTGGACAATCACTGTTGGTTAAGGGGAATCTTTTATGGTGATGAAGTTTACTAACAATGCCTCGTCAACATTGGCGTCTGGCATTAACAATTCGGTTACTAGTTTGACTGTTGCTACAGGTCAAGGTGCATTGTTTCCTACACTAAGTGCTGGGGACTACTTCTACTGTACCCTTGCTAACGCTGTTGGAACAGTTGAAATTGTTAAAGTTACTGCTAGAAGTACTGACACGTTTACCATTACTCGTGCTCAAGATGGTACTAGTGCTGCTACTTGGAGTACAGGAGATAAAGTCGAACTTCGTTTAGTTTCAGCTAGTCTTAATGATTTGCCTAAATTAGATGAGGTCAATACCTTTTCTCTTCGTCAAACATTCTCTGTAGGTACTGTACAAGGTCCTTGGACAACTGCTGGTAGACCGTCTAGTCCTACTGCTGGCCTCATGGGTTTTAACACTAGTTTTAATAGGCTGGAAGCTTATAACGGTGCAGTTGGTGCTTGGGTATCTAGTGGTGGTGCTACTGGCACAGGTAGTGATGCTGTGTTCTACGAGAATGGTAAAACTGTAACAGCTAGCTATACAATTACTTCTAATAACAATGCCCACTCTGTTGGGCCTATTACCATTGCGTCTGGTCAATCAGTCACTATTCCAACTGGCTCTCGTTGGGTCATTGCATAAGGATTACACATGAGTTCACTTGTCATATCAGGAGACACCAGCGGCACAGTTACTTTGGCTGCCCCTGCCGTTGCGGGGTCTAACACGCTAACTTTGCAAGCGGGTACTGCAACCAATTCCATGAATACGCTGGCAACTTCGGTTGCATCAACATCAGGCACGGCTATTGATTTTACTAATTTGCCCAGTTGGGTTAAACGACTTACTGTGATATTTAATGAAGTTAGCTTAAGTGCATCCGCAAGCTACAACATTCAATTAGGTACAGGTGGCACTCCAACATATACGACTACGGGGTATGTTGCTTATTCAAACGTCTTTGCGGGCGCAGGTGGAAGTCAGTCATCTTCAACAACTGGAATTTGCCTTTTTAGCAATACTGCTTCACAAAAAGCAACTGTGTTACTTTCTTTTGTAAACATTACAGGAAACACTTGGGTTAGCTCTCATTGTGGTAAATGGAGTACAGGTTACGCTATGTCTGGTGGAGGTGTTATTGCCCTTGCCGCAACATTAACTGCTATTCGTATTACCACTAGTAGTGGTACAGATACGTTTAACGCAGGTCAAATCAACATTCTGTACGAAGGATAATCATGTCAATACTTGTTTTAACTTCTGACACGCTATCAAGTCCTGCCGCCGCAGGGCAGATTGAATACACAAGCCCCATCTTTGCGGCTACACCTATCGGCACACAGCGAGGCATTGTTCCGACTCAGCAGTATTACAGGCTTGATACTGCTTATGCAGGTTCTAACGCAACTGGCGCACAAAGTTTGTTTGGTGTTGGCGTAACGCTATCTGCAAGTACTGTGTATGAGTTTGAGATGCTTGCGCCAATGAGCAAAACAGCGGGAACAACATTACATACCGTTGCTACTGGTTTTGGTGGAACAGCCACTATAAACAACATTGGGTACATGGTGCATACCGTAAACGGCAATGCTAGTTTTAACTCAGTGGCAGCAACTGGTGTTTTAGAAGCGTTTATCTCAACAGCATCTGCAACAGTAATTTCTGGCTCATATAACAATGCTGGTCTTTATTTAATATTTTTAATTAAAGGAACAGTATCAATCAACGCTGGCGGTACATTCATTCCGCAGTACACCTGTTCAGCCGCCCCCGGCGGTGCGTACTCCACACAAATTGGTAGCTACATCCGAATCAATCCGCTTTCCGCATCAGGCGCAGCGACTAACGTGGGAACTTGGAGTTAATTATGTCAATGACTTTAGATGGTTCAAACAGCGTCACAATCAACTCTGGCGCAATTCTTGGCATTACCTCTGGCACTGCTGTTGCGTCCACAAGCGGCACAAGTATTGACTTTACTTCTATTCCATCATGGGTGAAGCGGATTACTGTGATGTTCAGTGAAGTTTCATTAAGTGGCACAACAGGTTATTTAGTGCAACTAGGTACTGGAGCAACCCCTACATACACAACTTCTGGGTATGTTTCTACTGGCGCAACCACAGGTTCTGCGGGTAGCAATCAATTGACTTCAACAGCAGGAATGGTTATTTTTGCCAATTTAGCGGCTCAAACATTAAGCGGCGCAATGACTCTCACAAACATAACCGGTAACACTTGGATAAATTTTCATAGTGCAAAAGTTGCTTCAAATGGAAATGTTGGCGGCGGGTCTATTGCACTTGCTGCTGCGCTTACCGCAGTCCGCATTACCACAGTTAACGGCACTGACACATTCGATGCTGGTTCAATCAACATCCTTTACGAGGGTTAAATCATGACACACAGAATTGAAGTAAACGTAGAAACAGGCGTAGTCTCTCAAATTGAGTACACGCCTGAAGAACAAGCTGCATACGATGCGGCAGTAGCTGCTCAACAAGCTGCTGAGTTAGCAGCCCAACAAGCTGCTGAAGCTGTAATAACCCAACCAACACAGTAAACAACTATGTCGTCTAACTACTCTATCAATCGTGACCAAATCATTTCTTTAGCTTTAAGAAAGTTAGGGACGCTTGAAGTTGGTAGTACACCTGATGCAGAGACTATTGCTAATGCCAATATGTCTCTCAACTTACTTGTCAAACAACTTAACACTGATGGTCTTAAGTTGTGGAAAACATCTGAGTTGATTATTCCTTTGTTTGCTAGTCAAACATCGTACACATTAGGTGGAGTTGGTTGTGATTTGATGTACGATTCGTTAGCACCTACTGTAGCTATTACAGATAGACCTCTTAAAATTATTCAAGGGTTCTATCGTAATACTTCTAGTTTTCCAGTAATAGATACCCCAGTAATGATTGTTTCTAAACAAGAGTACAACACGTTGGGTTCTAAGTTTTCTACTGGTACTGCTAACACACTCTTTTACGATAGCAAAAAGATTAACGGTATTCTGTATGTGTACCTTACACCTGATGCTAATTCTGAAGCTAACTTACAGCTACACGTAATAGCTCAAATGCCTTTAAATGACATGACGTTAGCTACTGACATACCAGACTTTCCTAACGAATGGATGAACTGTTTGGTGTGGAACTTAGCTGACCAACTAGCTTTAGAGTATGGTGTTCCTATGAATGCCAGACAAGAAATTTCTCAACGAGCAACAGCATATAGAACCCAACTTGATGATTGGAACGTTGAGGTATCCAGTACATTCTTTCAACCTGACTTTAGATCTACTTCTAACAACTCTTATGGGCGGTAAGCATGGCTACAGAACGTATACCGCTTACTCAACCTATTGAAAGCAGGACGGGTAGTTTTGCTAAGGACTCTTATTCATCTAATTGTTTCTTTGAGACAAGGGATCAGAAACGAGAGTTCATTAAACGTCCTGGGCTTGTAGCTGCTAAACAGATCGTATCTGTTACACCTCCTGCATACACACCTAGCCAGGGGTTAGCTGCATTTAACAACAAGCTTGTAGCTGTTATTAATAACACCATCTACCAAGTTGATCCTAGCTCTTCTTATGCTGTAAGTACCTTAGGTACTACGTCTTCTTCAACTAGCCAAAGCTACTTTGTTAAGACGTTCCTTGACACGTACTTGTTCTTTCACAACAAAGTAAACGGGTACTTATACAACCAAGCTGGTTCATCTGTATCTATGACTACGTTGCCTTCAGGGCCGTATGTATCTGGGGTTGTGTACTTAGACAACTACTTGTTTATAGCCACTACTGATAACCGTATTTACAACTCTAACGTTGGAGATCCAACTACTTGGGATGCCCTTAGCTATTTAAGCTTTGAGCAGACCACTGATACTCTTGTTGGTATTGTTAAACACTTAAACTACTTAATAGCTTTTGGTTCTTTTAGCACTCAGTTTTATTACGATGCTGCAAACGCTACTGGTTCTCCTTTAGCAGTAGCTTCTAGCTACACTGCTGAAGTTGGTTGTGCTAGTGGAGACAGTATTGTTGCTACTAGTAACACGGTGCTGTGGATAGGGGCTACAAAGACCAACAGTCGCTCTGTGTACATCATGGATGGGGTATCCCCCATTCGTGTTTCTACATCCTTTGTAGACCGTCATTTAGAAGCTGATAACTTAGGACAAGTAACTGCTTACTGTTACACCATAGATGGGCATACGTTATACATCTTGACTCTTCATAACACTCAAAAAACTTTGGTGTTTGATTTGAATGAAAAGCTGTGGTACACATGGACTCAATTCTCTATTCAAAGTAATGATCAGCCTTACCCAGGTACGTATCAAGAATCTTACTTTCGTCCTGCATTCTTTGCTTCATTAAATGGTACAGCTTATACGATAGATGATGACACAGCCACTCTGTATTACTTTGATGTGGGTACATACCGAGATAATAACCAGCCTATCTATTGTCGTACTGTTACAGACATCATGGACAACGGAACTACTAAGCGTAAGTTCTATGGAAGGCTAGAAATTATTGGCGACAAGACCCCAGGTACGTTGCAGATACGTCATTCTGGAGATGACTACACAACATGGTCTAGCTATAGGTCTGTAGACTTAAATGCTTCTAGATCTCAAGTCTATTTAAGTGGTGCTGATAGACGTAGAGCTTGGGAGTTTCTTGTTACTAGTAACTGTGCTCTTCGTATTGATGGAGCTGAGATTGATTTTAGGATTGGTGAGATGGACCAAGAACAAGCTGTTGGTGGTGGAAGGTATAGAAAATGATTGTTGAACAAAACACTTTTAA